TTACAGCAATGAACGCAGCGGTTAGTCTTAGTAAGTTACTACAAATATCATCTGGGGCCGTGTATACTGACGCAGGGGATGTGTTAGAGTTTGACATTAAGAATAGGTATAAAGTCTTGCGTGAAGTTATTGATGAATCAAGCCAGAAGATATTGGTTTTTGTGCCGTTTAAACACACTATAAACATACTGACAGAAAAGTTACGTGCGGAGGGTATAACTACTGAGGTCATTCAGGGTAGTGTATCTGCGCCTAAACGAACAGAGATATTTAGAACATTTCAAACTACTCCAGATCCACGCGTACTGGTAATTCAACCACAAGCAGCAGCACATGGTGTTACGTTAACAGCAGCTAACACTGTAGTATGGTGGGGGCCAACAAGTTCGTTAGAAACCTACGAGCAAGCGAACGCACGAGTACACAGATCAGGACAGAAACATAAATCTACAGTAATACAGTTACAAGGATCTGCTGCTGAAAAACACGTTTACAAGTTATTAGATAAAAGAATCAACGTACACGCAGATTTAATTAATTTATACAAAGAAATACTTGACTAGTGTATTGGTAGATACTATATGTAAGATCTCAATACGAAAAGGAGGGTATTATGAGTAAAGAAATAACTCCTGATAGACTGACTAAAACGTACATTAAGATACGGGCAGAACGGTCAGCACTATCAGCACAGTTTAAAGAAGCAGATGCTATACTGATAAGACAGCAGGATAGCCTAAAGAGAGCGTTGCTTGACCATTGTGACAGACACAATACAGAGAGCGTAAGAACTTCAGAAGGATTGTTCTTTAGGTCTACTAAAACACGTTACTATTGTGAGGATTGGGATTTGATGTATGATTTTATTAGAGAGCATAACATCCCCGAACTTTTTGATAGACGTTTGAACCAGACTAACATGAGGCAGTTCTTAGAAGAGAACCCAGAAGATGTTCCTCCTAGTTTAAAGATAGATCAGGAACAAGTAATCACAGTAAGGAAGGCAAAGAAATGAGTGAATCATTTGTACCCATAGAGGATATAGCTAAACACTTTTCAGTTAGCATATCTACGGTACGTGCGTGGGTGAGACAAAAGCACATACCAGAAGACACCTATATAAAGATAGGATCTACGTATAGGTTTCGTGTGTCGGATGTAGAGTCTGCACTAACGTCATCTAAGAAGAAGTAAGGTTACCTATATTTGAGTCAGATATGCCGCCAGGAGATGCAATTACCAAAAAATATTTTAGCGGCACAGACGAAATGGTTGGTATGAACAACGATGATTTCTTAGATGAAGACCAATAACAACAATAAACCTCCTGAAAGGAGAGCAAAATGACTGAAGTATATAAAATTGAGAACGTTGAAGCCCTATGGCCTAGAATAGATCAACCGTACCACTTTAACGAGAAGGCTAACAAATCTATGCCTTGCGGTGCTAGAGATCAAGGCGCGGAATACTCTATAGAGTTTCGTATGGGTAAGGATGTAGCACAAAAACTGCATAAAGAAATGTTTGATTCTTACGCGCAGAACCGCAAAGACAATTGGGACGCTGAATTAGGGAAACCTAAGGACGTGTTTGTTAAAGAAGATGATGGTAGATATAAATATGCGTCTAACATAAAAGCTCAATATAAAGGACGACTAACACAAGTCCTCCAAGTTGATTCTAAGGGTAACAGGTTACCGAGTGACTTTAAACTAACAACAGGTAGTACGGTTAACATATATATAGAATTTAATCCTTATAAAATGGGAAACCGTTGTGGCGTTAATCTACGTTTAAAAGCTGTACAAGTTGTTAAGTACTACGAATACTCAGCCCCTATAGAGTTTGATATAGTTGATGGCGGGTATACTATGGATGTAGAAGACGATACTTTAGTCATCCCCCCTGTGAACGAAACTACAGATTCTTTTGACGAAGAGACTGTAGAAGAGCCTAAGAAAGCCGCCAAGAAGACAGCACCTCCACCGACCGCTGCCGCTCAGGACGACTTGAGTTCTATTGTTGAAGATTGGGACGACTGATAATCAGCAATAGGAATCCACTGCGGCTAGGTTACGCCGAAAAGGGTGATATGCTGTCACCCCTGCCGCAGTGTCTTTTGGAAACGGTGGGTGGAGATTATGGAAACAAAGAATTTTTTAGAGAGGGTACTAGGTGGTGATGGTTTTTACTGCTTCTGTGCTTTTAGTAAACAGCGTAAGATAACCAAGTTCTATAATACTATAGAGGCTGTTGCATTTGCATCTGTTAGTTTAGATGCGCAAGGATACGATACATATTTTGGGGTATCTACGTTTGATACAGGTAGCTCCCGTAAAGTAAGCAATGTAAAATACGTCAACTCGTTTTTTCTTGACTTAGACTGTGGTCCTAGCAAGGATTACCCTAGTCAACGTGATGCACTTAACGACTTACGTAGGTTCGTAAAGAAGTTATCCTTACCAAAACCTATTATGGTGAGTAGTGGTAATGGGGTACACGTCTATTGGACGTTGGCAATCCCTTGCCCAGTGGACGTATGGTTACCTGTAGCACTGCGCCTAAAGAAATTATGTGTTGAACATGGATTACAGGCAGATGCGGCTGTGACTGCTGACGCGGCCAGGATTTTACGTATACCAAACACGTACAACTATAAGAGTGACCCACCAACAGAGGCGAAACTTATAGGGGATATGGACTCAGCACCGATTGTAGACTTTGATGAGTTCTCTGATTTACTAGGTGGCGGCGTACCCGAAGAGCAGAAATTTTCTACAAGTTCTGTGAAAGCTATGTTGTGGGAGAACAACGAAAATGTATTTAAGAACATCGTTATAAAGAATCAAAAAGGTACGGGGTGTGCGCAGTTAGACTACATTATTAAGAACCAAGAAGAGATAAGCGAACCCTTGTGGAGAGCAGGTCTATCTATCGCTAAGTTCTGTGTAGATGCTGACAAAGCTATACATTATGTGTCTAAGAAGTATACTGGGTATGACTATGATGCTACGGAAGAGAAGGCTAGGCGCATAGAAGCGCCATACAGTTGTGATACAATAGAGGGATATAATCCTGACGGTTGTGTAGGGTGTAGACATAAAGGCAAGATAACAAACCCCCTAGCATTAGGTATGCGAGTTAAGGAAGCGGAGGAAGAGGTAGAAGCTCCCGCAATGAACTTACCTAACTTTCCAACTAACAAGTATGTTATACCTAAGTATCCTAGACCGTACTTTCGCGGTGCGAATGGTGGTATATACATACAAGTTCGTGACCCTGATGGAGATCCAGTAGATAAACTTATATACCATAACGACTTATACGTTGTTAGAAGATTACGAGATATAGAGGTAGGTGAGGCAATTGTTATGCGCCTACATCTGCCAAAGGATGGGGTAAGAGAGTTTACAATACCTCTTACCGCGGTAACATCAAAAGAAGAACTACGTAAGCAGCTTGCTATGCAAGGTGTAACCTTATCAAAGATGGAAGAACTTATGCAATATGTAACAACGTGGGTAAATGAGCTACAGGCACAGACAGAGGCAGACGAAGCGCGTAGGCAGTTTGGTTGGACTAGTGATGAGGGTGGTTCCTTTATACTAGGTAACCAAGAAGTCTTTAAAGATAAGGTGGGGTTCAACCCACCATCAACGCAAACAACAGGTTTGTTCCCTTCATTTGAACCCAGAGGTACATTAGAGGATTGGAAAGATACTATAGACTTCTACAACCGTGAAGGTTTTGAGTTACATCAGTTTGTTGTAGGTACATCCTTTGGGTCACCCTTAATGCAGTTCTCACCTATAAACTGCGCGGCTTTACACATACATAGTAAGGAATCGGGTGTAGGTAAGACTACAGCTATGGTGGCAGGTGTATCTGTGTGGGGTGACCCCGAAGATCTGATACTGTTAAAGGAAGATACATATAACACAAAGATGAACCGTGGTGAGGTATACCATAACCTACCTCTATACATGGATGAACTTACTAACATGAAGCCTTGGGAGCTATCTAATCTTGCCTACCAACTGACAGGTGGCCGTCAACGTGGACGTATGACTGCAAGTGCGAATATTGAACGTCATAGAGGAGAAGCTTGG